ATGGCGTTCAGCATGGCGTTGATCTGTGCCATGCGCTCGGGACCAAAGTTCACTGGTCCGTCTTCGGTGTTGATGCCACGGTTGGGGTAGCCAGTCAGAGTTTCCTTGTACTCGCTCTCGGTGAGAGTGTTACGAAAGTCTTTGAACCGCTTGTTCTCGTTTTGCATATGCTTTGCCTTTGAAATTTCAATGGCAGCAAGTTGCTTCGCTGCCTTCTTCTTGGATGGGTGGGTTCCTAGAATTTTAGAACCTTTAGAATCAGTGACTACGAATTTGTTGCCGCTTTTCTTGATCATTTTGCTTTTCCTGATTGCCGTGCAACATCACGGCGGATCATTTCGGCTTGTTGTTTACGCCGTTCTTCTGCTGCGCGTTGTTCGGCTTCGCGTTGTCTTCGTTGTGATGCAATAGCCGCAGCACCCAATGCAAACGCTGCTATGCCTTCGCTTACGGAATCAGAACGCTCATCTGAAACATCGGATGCTCTCTTGCTGCCGCTGCCAGTCTTCTTACGCCGATCCTTTGCCCACTCCATCTTTTTACCTTTTCCCATACGAGCCATTGGATTTGTTGATCCACGAGCAGGGGGAACAGGCTTGCGAAGTTCTTCGGCGTGTTTGGCGTAGTCTGCCTTTAGACCCTGAAGTTTTGCAGTAACCTCACTGGCTTCTTTCACTGGCTTTGGCTTTGGAATCTTTTGGGATTCGAGTTCATCGCGCAGTTTACGAGACTTCTCTCGCGCAGTAGCATTTTCTTTTGGACTCTTGCGGTTCATGGTGGTCATGTACTCATTCAGTTCACGCTGAAGGTCGAAGAAAGTCTTGCCTTCGCTCACACTCTTCCAACCGCCGCCCTGTTCGTTGTACCACTTCACAGCCCAACCGTTGGCGTAGGCAGACGGGTACACATCAAACTTGCCACGAGCCTTGCTTTTGGCTTGTGACCACAGTTCGGGATTTGTTGGCTTGTTCTTTTCCAACAGAGCCTGCGCGTCTTCAACCAAGAAAAACTCTTGCAGAGTTTCTGCATTGGGAACTTCAAACGACTCTTCAATGTCTTCCAATGGATTGCCCATTGTTTTCTTGAAAGCGTTGAACAACACGGGTGAGCCAGTGATCTTCTTGACCATTGTGTCCATCATGTCAATCATCATGTCGCGGTACACTTTGGACGCACCCATAGTCTTTGCAGTAGAGGTGGTGGGAGCCTCCAAGGCTCGGCGTGCAGCAACCACATCCTTCTTCTTGACAAGCCCGGTGCGAAGCAGCGTCTTGGTGCGCTCCTTCTCTACATCCTCAATCACAGTGGCAGGCTCTTTTGCCAAGGTGGCACGCATGGTGGTGTACAGGCTTTTGTTGTTCACAACCCGATCCACAACATCCACCATGATTTCCTGCATGAGAGTGCGGTACGCGGGATTCTTGAGTGCCTTGTCGGGATCAGCAAACAGAGTCATGGCACGGCGTACATTGTTCTTGGACACCAAGCCCATCCGTAGAAGGGTGTTTAGTTTAGACGAGATAGCGGAATTTTTGCCCATTGGGTCCATGTGTGTCTCCTGTTGTCTCTTTATTTAGATTTTTTAAGGTGGCTCGTCATGTGCGGAGCGTTGCCTTTTCCGCTTCTTTGCGTTTCAGGCTCGGCTCGTCTTTTTTGAATTACCGCCCGTTTCCGCTCCTTGGGGGTCATTTCACCCACCGTTTTAGGCGTTTCGCTGCTTACTTTACGAGCAGGACGGCACTTGGGGTACTTGCCACTAGATGTGTCTGCGCGACCACAGGGCGGGTACTGCCCTGTCTTGGGGTCTTTCTTGCCGCCAATGTTCACCCATTTCTCTTTGAACCACCGCGCCAAGTCTTCATCAATCTTGCACGGTGGAACAGGGAATATTTTATTGTGCTTGGAGAAGCCGCCAGTCTGCCCCGGCGTGTCTGGTCGCCGCTTGTACTTGTCGCTCTCCATGAGGCGTTGAGCAGCGGTGGCGTATATTTCTTTGTAGTCCACGCTTTCTTTGCGAAGTGTACGCATACCCTTCTTGAGATCGGAGAACAAAGACTTTACATCTGATGCGTTTGCACGGCGAGGCATTCCACTCTTAAAGGTAGCAAAATCATCTGCTGCCACAGAAACACGAAGTTTGGACGCGCTCATGCCTTGCAGTCCACCTGCATCGGGATCGCGTTGCCCTGCGCTCACTACATTCAATGATTTAAGTTTGAGTGGTTCTTTTGTAGTGGGACTCATAAACTTTTTGAAAGTATCGTACTCGCCTGCGCGATCTTGTCCACCCACCATGATGACATGATCGTATCCTTTTTTAGCCAACCAATACAGCATATCCACGGGAGTCTTGATGGTGGAGTTGTCGATAAAGTTGGCTTCAGGAAAAAACTTCTTCAGGTAGTGAAATTTCTGTTTAGGAGTTAATGGATTTCTCTTTGGATCGTTGGTGCGACTGCTGAACATGGCGTGTTCTGCGCCGTGCGTCTTGGCAGTCTCCACCACTTTGTCAACGAGCAGTTGATGTCCGCTAGTAGGTGGCTGAAAGCGTCCGAATGCAACCACGATGGTTTTGCCGGGACGCGAAGTCTTAGATTTCTCTCCAACTAGTTTTGCCACTTAGATCACCTCCCGATATGCACTAGAAACACCAACTGCTCGTTATTTTTTGCCCCAATTTTTCGGCACTGTGAAATTACTGTGCGAAAAATCTAGACGGTCTACTAGTTTCACTGCCGCATTGCTCATGCGATCAATGGCTACGAATCCTTCAGGTGCCGTGACACGGTAGCCTTTACCGTCACGGATGAATGTTCCAATCTTGCCCGACAAGGACGCAAGTTTCTTCACCACAATCAGTTTGAGTTGTGCCAACTGATTATGTAGGGCAAACACCCGAGCAATCTGATTGCGATTACGCTTGATCCAATCCATTGACGGAGTGGGCTTGGTCATCTTGGTTTTGCGTTTGGCTTGGGCTTTGGCTCCAAGGAAAGCAAGCATATCGTTTACATCTGCGTGTGAAGTCAATGTGCCTTGCGCCACAAGAGAATTCACATACATCTTGATTGCGTCTTTCACTCCATCATTTTTTGAAATTGCGTTCATGGTTATTTTTAATGCTGATGCAGTGTCTTCAAGTCGCGCAATCACGGACTCAAGTTCTTTGCGATCATCAGCCGAGAACAAACCCGTGCCGTCTGCAATCCGCAGTGTGGCGTTGTCAAACCACACATCTTTGGTTTGCCGCAGCCCACTCAAGTCAGGATTAAACTTGGCGGTTGCAGTTGAAATGGTAGTGCCTTCGTATGCGGTGTGGAACACGATGCCTATCTTTGCGCCAGTGATGCGCTTGCCCAAATGACTGTTTGGCTCCACTGCGTAAGTAATGGTGTTGGGCGTGAAGGTCAGCATGGACTTGCTGTCAATCTTGGTGCGTACAAGACTGCTGCTGTCAAACATGAGATCGCCTTGCAGAATGCCTGTGATGCCAAGTTTAGGCAAATACTTTAATGCAAGTTTGAGTTTCTCATTTAAACCAGGTGACGGGTGGTTTAGGTCAATATCTGTATCAGTGAAGTTTAGTTTGGGGGTCACATTAAACACGCTCTTTGTGCCCACAAAGAACTTGCCACTAGACGGATCAATGCCACAAACGATGGCGGGTGCGCCATCCCACTTCACAGTGATTTCGTGACTGCTTGGAGCAGTGGCAGACAGTGAATCAGCAACACCACGCACAGCAGCAACATCAGATTTAAATCCAGAGTAGCCGTTGTTGAGGATTTCGTCCTCAAGATGCTCCAAATGGACATTTTTGCCACCGGAGGCTTTTACTGCTTCTGTTAGGTGTTCCGTGAATCGTATCAAAGGTGTCCTCCGCTTCCGTATTTAGGAAACTTGGACGGGCTGCTCCGCACGATAAGTTTGTATTGCTTCCACCAAATCAGGCACATAGTCCATTGGATCGGCGGTGAACACCTGACAGCCACCGTCCTCCACGCCAATCAGAATGGCAATATTTCGCAATTCCTGCCCAGTGAGATCTTGCCACATGAGCGCATACGCGGTAGCCTGCATGAAGTAGTCTTGAATCGCGTCCTCAGATTTTGGGTAATTGGATGACTTAAAGTCGATGACAGACGGAACCCCATCGAATTCACCAATACAATCCGTCCGCCCCGCAAGACCCACCTTCTGTGACCACAGCGGCACTTCAATCGCGTAGATCGTCCCGATACGATCAATTTCTTGTTGCATCGACACAAATAAGTCCCTCTCTGTGGTTCCTTCCGACTCAGAGAGCGCAGTTGGCGTAAGATCGTTGCGGATATAGGTTTCGATGAGTGAATGTAGTTTTGTGCCACGGGATAGTACTCGTTTGGATTCTTCGGGATTGTCACGCCGCCACTTGGCAAAGAAAGCACGCTTCTTCCATCCTGTCACGGTGGTGACAGACGGAAAAAGACCAGCAGGAGTCTTGTATCTCCTGCTGCCGTTGATTTCTATGGTTTCGATTTGTTCGTCTAGTGTCACAAACGCATGATGAAAAGTTTTCATATTTACTCTTTGGGTTGTTCGTCCACAATCTCTGTGCCTTCAGGCAACCCGTTGGGCTGTGTTGGCTTTTGGGGGTTCACGGGAGTCTGATTGCGATTCTGCCAACGGGTGGCATCACGCCATTCAGGATTGTTCTGTTGATTTTGCTTGACCCAAGCAAGATAGTCTTTCATGTTTGTCATAGTGATCTCCTGTAAGTATGTAGGGTGTCAATCTGAATTTCAAGAATTGCCATCCAATATTTCGGCGTATTCAGAAATGAAATCTGTACACGCGCCTGTATATTTTGAGGCAGCACTTGAAAATTCGGAAAAGATTGTTTGTGTGAACGGGTGTGCATTTCCAAATCGCACCACTGCTGGCAACAGCACAGCCGTGGTGGCTTCTCGTATATACGAATACTTGGTGTCGAATCCTCGCTCACCTGATTGGCGAACAGACAGCGCAGACAGTGCTTCACGGAAAGGCTGTTGCTGTCGTTCTGACAGGCAGTCCAATGCCGATGTGGCAGAGCGAATCAGTGCTTGCACACACGCAGCAGAGGTGCTTTTAATATTGTGATCGCACTCTTCTTTAATTGACAAAAATTCAAATGGGGTAGTCTTCTTGCGAAGATCGTTCATCACTGCTCGGTACTCGTAGAACTCCATCTCTTCCCCGATTACCTTTACAATGTCTGTGTTGTGCATGGCATACGACAGACTGCAAATCCTGCTGAACATATCCCGCGAATTGAATGCTTCAGCGTACACCGATTGGTGTGAGTTGCCCCAACACTTGAACAGCGAATGCACTTTGGGCGTGTAGCGAGTTTCGGTGTGCTTGGCAGACACGCACAGCACCGTGGGAGAGAATCGCTCTGCGAGACTTTCCACTACAGCATTCACTAGTTTTGGAGTGGACGCATCCGATGCGCTGCACCACAGGGAGAGTGTGGACTGCGGATTAGAATACGAATACGAAACTGAAGCCAATCCTTCCAAGGATTTCACAGTAACCGATCCACCATTCTCGGTCTGTTCATGTTGTATCATGTATTATCTCTTTTTTCGAGGACGCAATCCAAATGTCAAACGCTTACGCAGAGAAAGTTTACGCTTTCGTTTGGCTTGTGATCGCTTGCTACGAGCCTTTCGCGCAGACCGTTTTGCAGTGAGTTTCATTTTACGCAACTGACCCGTAGCCCGTCTAACACAACTACGCGGTCCTTTCTTTTTGAAGCCGGGAGCGCACTTGAACAGTATCTTCTTGCGTCCTTTGCGAACCACGATCTTGCGCTTGGCAGCAACTTCGTTCAGCATCTCCGCTTCAATGTCAACCGATTCTTCAATCTCTTCGGAGTCATCGTCTTCAATACTGATCTCGGCTTCTTCCACCGCATCAAGAATGTAGATGACTCCATCTTTCTCTTCCCACTCTACTTCATTCTCGTCAAGGTAGTCTACCACATCTTCATAAGAAAGCGAGGGCATATCAAGAACAATTTGTTCTTCTGTGAGTTCAGCGTCAAACTCTTCAAAGACAATTCTTTGAAGTGAGCAGAATGCGTGATCACGGATATCCTTGAATGATTTCATATTTACTTTCTGATTTCAGTAATGGTTTCGCGTCCCACATCAAGGAAGTCTGCGCTTTCCCAAATCAGATCCGCGCCGCGATCAAGCAGCATACGGTGGCTCTTCTTTGAAATGATTTGTAGCCCTGTACCG